AGCAGCGGTGTTCAAGCAGCGCGATCCGCGCGGGCGCGTGCTCACCCTGGGGGAGGTGACCTCGGAGAACATGGGCATCGAGACCTTCATCAACACCAAGCTCAACCCCTATATCGCCCAGCGGTTCCAGGGCTGCAGCTTCGTCTGCGCACCTGACCCGGCGGGCTTCGCCAAGCAGCAGCTCAACGAGATGTCACTGGTGGACGTGCTCAAGAAGGCGGGGTTCAAGTGCGTCAAGCCGCCGACCAACGACCCGGAGAAACGCATCCAGGCGGTCGAGCGGTTGCTGGTGATGCAGGTGGAGGGTAAGGCCATGTACCTCGTTGACCCGTCGTGCGAGATGCTGATCAAGGGGTTCCGCTACGGCTNNCACGACGCCAACCAGTACGCCGACGCGGTGATCGACATGGGAGTGCGCGGTGTCGCAGCCCAGTCCGGCCGGCGGGAGGTGCAGAAGGTACGCTATGCGTATTGACAGCTACCGGGCATAATAGTAGGAGTTAGCACCTCAAGGGCCAATCCATGCAGCTCGGTCTCCAACCCCCCACATCTGCGCCGACCTACTCACTGGGCGGCACCGTCAACGTCAAATCCCTCGGCGCACTTCAGGCAGAAGAGGCCGCAGCCGAGGCCGCGCGCCACGCCCAGCAGACGAGCGACCCGGTGATGCAGTCCCTGGCGGGACACATACGCCGGCACTGGAGCCTGGCCAAGGACGCCAAGCAGACC